AATTCCCAGTCACAATCGCTTACGATTACTTTGTGGTTGATTCACCAAACGCATGATCCTCATCAAAAGATCGTATAAATAATACGATCTAAACAAAGAGAGGATTCATAATGGCAGTAAATATTTTTGGTTTCACAATTGGCCGTCAGGCCAAAGAACAGGATCCGGGCGCTAACAGTGTTGTTGCGCCCGATTCCTATGATGGTTCATACAATATTGACAGTGGTTCTATTTACGGTGGATTTTTAAGTTCATACACGGACTTTAGTGGTAGTGCAAAAACCGAGGAAGATTTTATTAAACGATATTATTCTGCACAACCATATACACCAGAGGGTATCATACTGGGTGAGAATACATGGGATCTTATTGCTAATGAAAAGGTAATCGAATCAATACCTTATCCGTGGGAGGGTATGAATAGTATGACCTATGGTATGAGACTTGGTGAGTTATGTACCTATACTGCGGGGTCAGGCATAGGTAAGTCTAGTGTAATGAGAGAACTAGCTTACCACATAATTAAAACAAGTGGACATTCAGTTGGTTGTTTATTCTTAGAGGAATCTATTGAACGAACAACCAAAGGTATTATGTCTGTACATGCAAACAAACCATTACATCTACCATTCTGTGAGTCTACTATGGAAGAGAAACGTGCAGCATGGGAGGCTACTCTTGGTACAAACAAGATAAGAATGTGGGATCACTTTGGTTCTACTGATATCGACAACATCATAGCCAAGGTACAATACTTAGCTAGTGGATTAGATTGTAAGTTTATTATACTCGATCACTTGACTATGATTGTATCAGCCATGACTGGTGATAATGAGAGAAGAGCAATCGATAGTATAATGACACGACTCAGAACTCTAGTCCAAGAACAGAACATACATCTTATGTTGGTATCTCATTTAAGTAGACGAGCCAGTTCAGATAGTGGACACGAAGAAGGTGCGATAGTTAGTCTATCACAACTCAGAGGTTCACATGGTATTGCGCAGCTCTCTGACTTTTGTTTCTCGTTAGAAAGAAACGGACAAGCAGAAGACATGCAGAAGAGAAACCAAACTACAGTTCGTATATTAAAGAATAGATTTAGTGGAGAGACTGGTCCGTGTTGTTGGTTACAATGGGACAAAGACACTGGTCGCTTGACTGAAATATCTAACCCAAAATCTAAAGACAACGATGACTTCAAGGAGGTAAACGATGGATTCAAAGTTTGATACAGTAGTTCTAGATATAGAAACAGATAGTCTCAATGCTACAAAGATACATTGTATATGTATCCAGGACTATGCTACTGGAGAGCAACGAGACTTTATACAAGAGCAAGGATGTGAGGAGTTTAAACAATTTCACAACGATGACCGTAAGTACATTATGCATAATGGTATAAGCTTTGATGGTCCAGTATTAGAAAGATTACTAGGTATCACAATACCTTTGGAAAATATTATTGATACACTTCTTATATCTCAGATGATCAATGCGCATATAGATGGTGGTCATAGTTTAAAATCTTGGGGTAAGAAACTTACACGAGGTGGTAAGCTGGAGTTCAAAGACTTTGATCAATACTCAGAAGAGATGCTCAAGTATTGTCAACAAGATGTACACGTCACACGTAAACTTATGCAACACCTAGCGCCAAAAATAACTAGGTTTAGTACAGAGAGTGTACGTATGGAACATCGCATCAGAAGAATCATAGACCAACAAGAGAAGAATGGATTCTATTTAAATGTAAACAAGGCACATGATTTGTTGGAAGAGTTAAAAACAAAATCAGAAGATTTAAAGAAAGACTTACAAACTATATTCCCAACAATATATACACCACGATTTCATAAGACTACTGGTAAACCATTGAAGGATCATGTCGATGAGTTTAACCCTAGCTCTCGTAAACAAGTAGCCGAGAGATTACAAAAGAAATATAATTGGGTGCCTAAAAAAACTACACCGACGGGACTACCAGTAATTGATGAGAAAGTTTTAAAAGAGTTGGAGTATCCAGAGGCTAAGATGATTGCTGAATATTTATTATACGAGAAACGTGTGTCACAAATACAATCATGGTTAAAGAATGTTAAAGATGATAACCGAGTGCATGGTAAAGTTATTACACTTGGTTGTGTTACATCTCGTATGAGTCACTATGGTCCTAACATGGCACAAGTCCCAGCAAGTTACTCGCCTTACGGTAAAGAGTGTCGCTCACTGTGGACTATAGAAAACCCAGATAAATATTGTTTGGTTGGTTCTGATGCTAGTGGTCTAGAGTTACGATGCTTTGCACATTACTTAGAGAACCCAAAGTTTACAGAGCAAGTTGTGGACGGAGACATACATACCTATAACCAAAACATTATAGGATTAAAAGACAGGCCGACGGCAAAGACTTGGGTGTATGCCTTTATCTATGGAGCGGGCGATGCCAAGCTTGGCCAGATAGTTGGTGGCAATGCAGAAGCTGGACTCGCTAGTCGTAAACGATTTATAAATAAAGTTAAAGGTATGAAGACACTGACAAACAATTTAATTAATTTATTACAACGACGAAAGCGCAAGTATGGAGAGTACCAATTAGTTGCGCTTGATAAAAGAATTCTACTTGCTCGATCCATTCACTCCAGTTTGAATACACTTATTCAAGGAGCGGGTGCAATTATATGTAAGCAATGGCTACTTAATATTATTGATGAGATCGACAAGCAGAACGTGGATGCTAAGCCGGTGGCTAACGTCCATGATGAGGTGCAGTTTGAAGTCCGTAAGGAACAAGCTGTAGATTTTGGTAACATAACAAAGGAGGCAATGAAACGTGTAGAAAAACAATTTAACTTACGATGTCCACTAGATAGTGAGTATTCAATCGGCACGACTTGGAAAGAAACTCACTAACTGTTGACACCATTGGCAGTATGGTATACTGTCCAAGTGTTTCTTCGGAGACACTAACTTTTACAAACTTTTATATAAGGAGAAAACTATGCCAGTAATATCTGGAACTGCATACTGGGCGAAAGTCCACCAACCACACTTTGATCAGTACAATGAGCAAGGTATCTTTTCCATTGATGTAACAGTGGATGCAAAGACTAAGAAACAACTACAAGACTTGGGACTTGGTCCTCGCATAAAAACCAAAGACGACGAGAGAGGTGAGTTCATTACTATTAAACGAAAGTACACTCGTAAAGATGGTACAAAGAACTCTGCACCTCGTGTTGTAGATTCTAAGAAAACACCCATTAGTCCTGATGACTTGATCGGTAATGGTTCAAAAGTTAATGTGGCTTTTGATACCTATGATTATAATGTCAAAGGTAATCAAGGTGTTGGTGCATCTTTAAAAGCTGTACAAGTAATCAAACTAATTGAGTATAGTCCTTCTGAAAATTTAGATGAGTTTAGTGAAGAGTCTGGATACCAGGCTAAAACTAACGGCGCATCTAAAAATGAATTGGAAGACGATAAGCTTCCGTTCTAATGTCTAGTAAGAAAAGCATAGATACTCTTGTAAAAGATATTTACAAATTGTTTGATGAAGGTAACGATAGAAAACCAACACCACATGATTTAAATAAATTTGCAGAGAGTATGAAAGATGCTGTTCTTACTTACTTAACAGAAAAACAATCTGGTAGCCGAGGTATTCGTATGTCGAGCCTCGGTAAACCAGATCGTCAACTATGGTATGAGTTATATAAACCAGAATTAAGAGAACATATGCCAGCTCATGCACGAATTAAGTTTTTATATGGGCATATGTTAGAGGCACTATTATTATTACTATCTAAAACTGCAGGTCATTCTGTTACTGATGAACAGAGAACTTTAAAACTTGACGGAGTAACTGGTCATCAAGATGCCGTGATAGATGGAGTCGTTGTTGATGTTAAGTCAGCATCACAATTTGGTTTTAGAAAATTTAGAGACAATGATATTACACCAGAGACAGATGCCTTTGGGTATCTTCATCAGATTGCTGCATATTCAGAGGCTAATAACAATGACGAGGTAGCCTTTCTTGCTATTGATGCACAAAGTAAAAAAGGTGGTGCTTTTCTTGCTATTGATAAACAAAGTGGGGCACTAGCACTGTGTCGTCCACATAAATCTGATGTACCGAATGCACGAGAAAGAATTAAACATTTAAGAGTTGCATTAAAAGATAAGAACAAACCACCACCAAGATGTTATGATGAAGAACCAGAGGGAACATCAGGCAATATGAAACTAAGTGTGGGGTGTTCTTACTGCGCATATAAGAATGACTGTTGGTCTGATGCTAACGATGGACAAGGACTACGGAAGTTTATTTACAGTAAAGGACCACGATGGTTAACCAAGGTGGTTAATGAACCTAATGTTTCAGAAGATATTCCATGAGTGTGCTGCGCAAAGAAAAAGGATTTTATAGATCTATCTTTGAAGCCACTGTTTGTGGTAAGCTTGACGAAGATAAAGTTGACTTTGAATATGAAACCCTAGTCATACCTTATGTAGTTCCAGCAATTCGAAAAACATATACCCCAGATATTATATTATCAAACGGTATTATAATAGAACTCAAAGGACAACTTACAAAAGAAGATAGAGCCAAACATCTGTATATAAAACAACAGAGACCAGACTTGGATATTAGATTCGTACTACAGAATTCTAGAAATAAACTTTACAAAACTAGTAAAACAACTTATGGTGATTGGCTTAGTAACAATAATTTTATATGGGCAGATAGATTTGTACCAGTGGAATGGATAGATGAAAGACCAAAAGAAATCAATACAACAGACATATTCGTTAAACCCAAACCAAACCCGGATTGCTATAGACCCTACACTCGATACGATCACAGAGGTAAATAAAGAGGGCGAGAATGAGAGAGCACTATTCAGAGCCGTCATCTACCAAGCCTTACTTGATGCCAGTAATGAAAATGAAAACGTTTCTAAAGAATCTGTTCAAGTTAGGGAAGAAGCTGTACGATGGTTTAGTAAAAGTGTTGGTGTCACTGCTACTTGGTTTGTTGATGTTTGTGATCTTGCTGGCCTTAATTATCAGCAAGTTCGTTCTTTTGCTAGGAAACTTATTAATGACCCAGACAACACAGAGTTCCAAAGAAAGAGATTAAATGTTTTACTAAACATGACCCACAAAGAGGAGGCAAAATGACAGACGATTTAGTAAACAACCCACCCCACTATAAATATAATGACAAGGGTATTGAGTGTATCGAAGCCATCGAGGCTGCACTTACACCCGAAGAATATCGTGGCTACTTACGTGGTCAAGTTATGAAATACACGTGGAGGTGTAACTACAAAGGCAAGAGATTAGAAGACTTGCAAAAAGCTCGATGGTATTTAAATAGATATATTGAATTACTAGAAAAAGAATGATAGTATCTGAGGTTCCGATACTTGAAATAATCTGTTCACTGAGCGCATGTGTATCAGTTTATTTATATGGTAACGGATCACTGAAAGCACCATTGTTTGGTATTTGTTCACAGTTTTTTTGGTGGACATGGACGATACAAGAGGGTCTATACTTTATGATGATGCTCAACGTGGTAATGACATTAACACATATTAGAAACATAATTAAAATGAAAGGGAGACGATGACGACTTTACCAACTGTTTATCAACAATTTATTCACAAGTCTAGATATGCTAGATGGTTACCCACCGAAAAGAGAAGAGAAGAATGGCACGAAACTGTGTCTCGTTACTTTGATTTCTTTGAGAAACAAATAGAAAAGAATTGTATGTACAAGATAGATAAGAAAACAAGAGAGTATCTTGAGAATAAAGTTTTAAACTTAGAGGTTATGCCCTCTATGAGAGCACTGATGACAGCTGGTCCCGCCTTGGAAAAAGAAAACATAGCAGGGTATAATTGTTCTTACATACCCGTAGATCATCCCAAAGCTTTTGATGAAATACTTTACGTACTTATGTGTGGGACGGGAGTTGGTTTCAGTGTTGAAAAAAAATATACAGAACTTTTGCCTAGTGTGGCTGACGATTTCCACGATACAGAATCTGTGGTCGTGGTCAGAGATTCTAAACTTGGTTGGGCAAAAGCATTTCGGGAGGTCATTACATTATTGTATGCCGGGCAAATCCCCAGGTGGGATATTTCTAATGTGCGACCTTCAGGGGCACGACTTCACACTTTCGGCGGCCGCGCTTCGGGTCCTGCACCACTCGTGGATCTCTTCAACTTTGCAAAAGAAACCTTTACTAAAGCGAAGGGCAGAAAGCTTACCTCGTTAGAGTGTCACGATCTTGTTTGTAAAGTAGGTGAGATTGTTGTGGTTGGTGGTGTCAGACGATCGGCTATGATTAGTTTATCTGATCTTAATGATAGAGATATGAGAGATGCTAAGTCTGGAGAGTGGTATAGAGTTGAGGCACAAAGAGCCTTATCAAATAACTCAGCTGTGTATGAAACAAAACCAGATAACATTGGTACATTTATGGAGGAGTGGTTAGCTCTATATAAATCGGGTAGTGGTGAACGGGGTATATTTAATAGACAAGCATCAAAGACAGTTGCCAGTAGAAACAAAAGACGTGATGCAGACTTTGAGTTTGGAACTAATCCGTGTTCAGAAATAATTCTCAGACCTTTTCAGTTTTGTAACCTATCTGAAGTCGTTGTTCGTGCAGATGATACCGATGAAAAATTACTTGATAAGGTTGAAGCTGCCACTATTCTTGGTACGATGCAGGCAACATTAACAAACTTTAAATACTTACGTCGTCAGTGGAAAGATACAACAGAAAAAGAAAGACTTCTTGGTGTATCATTGACAGGAATAATGGACCATCAAATATTAGCTGGAGATATTCACAACATAACTCGGTTAACTCAATTGTTAGATGCGATGAAACAAAAAGCTATTGAAGTGAATAAGACGTGGGCGAAACGATTTGGTATTAACCAAGCCACGGCTATCACTTGTGTTAAACCATCTGGTACAGTATCACAATTAGTTAATGCTGCATCAGGTATTCATGCTCGACATAATGAACATTATATTAGAAGAGTGAGAGGTGATAAGAAAGATCCACTAACACAATTCTTACAAACGCAAAACATACCGACAGAGGATTGTGTTATGAAACCAGACTCAACGGCAGTCTTTTCATTTGTTGAGAAAGCACCGAGTCGTTGTATAACTCGTAATCAACGGTCAGCTATAGAACAATTAGACCATTGGTTAATTTATGCGCAGCACTGGTGTGAACACAAACCAAGTATAACTATATCGGTAAACGAAGACGAGTGGTTAGGTGTAGCTGATTGGTGTTGGACAAACTTTGATGATCTAAGTGGTGTATCTTTTTTACCTAACTTTGGACATGTATATCAACAAGCACCGTACGAAGATATTGACAACGATACCTATAATAAGTTAAAAAAGAATCAGCCAGATGAAATAAGCTGGAGTGATTTAGCACTACACGAACAAGATGATAACACTAAGTCCTCCCAAACTCTTGCTTGTAGTGCTGGGTCATGTGAGGTAGTTGATGTATAAAACTTTTGTAACCATTCCCAAAGCTGTTCCAGAAAAACTTTGTGACGAGATGGTTAAAGAATCTCCTAAGTATGATGAGCAGTTAGCGGGAGTCATGTGGAAAAAAGAAGCCGATCTTAAAAAAGATAGAAACTCAAAAGTAAGATGGTATCCTTTGGATCATTGGATTGTACCAAAGCTATGTGAGATTGCATCGGAAGTAAACAAACAAGATTATTTATTTAATGTTACAAACTTACAGTGTCCACAGTTTACTGAGTATACAAAAGGACAACACTACCAATGGCACCGAGATATATATCCACCAGAACCTGATGGTCCTTATCCTGGACTTGTGAGAAAATTATCTATGATTGTAAACTTATCTAACTTTGAGGATTACAAGGGAGGTATATTACAAATTAAAAACATGGATGGAAAGATAGAACCGATAGAAGGATTTAAAGACAAGGGAGATATGATTATATTTCCATCTTTTTATTTACACAGAGTCAAAGCTGTAACCGAAGGTAAAAGACACAGCTTGGTTTGTTGGTTTATGGGTCCACCATTTCAGTAAATAATTTAATTTTTCGACCTTGGGGTACGTATCGTGTGTTAAAATCTACTCCAAAGATGGTGGCAAAGATGTTACACGTCTATCCAGGTAGGGCAATGTCAGTTCAGTACCATAAATATAGAAATGAACACTGGAAAATCATGGAAGGCGAAGCAACGACCCTCATAGGAGACCACTGGTGGACATTTACACGTGGTCATAGGGTTTATATCCCCAAGAATACTGTTCATTGTGTACGGGCTTCTAATGGGCATATAAGGATATTCGAGGTTTGGGAGGGTGAAAAACTAGATGAAAACGATATAATAAGGATAAATCATGATTATAGTAGTGAGTGGGGGCTTTGACCCTCTACATTCTGGACATATAAATATGTTCAAACAAGCAAATGAACTAGGACGACCTATATGGCTTTTGTTAAATACAGATGAATGGTTACAAAAAAAGAAAGGGTATAATTTCTTATCGTACAAAGAAAGAGAAATAATTCTAAGATCTAATAGATTTATTGATAGAGTTATTAAAGCAAAAGATAATGACGATACTGTTGTAAATAATTTAAAAGAGTTTGTTAAGAATGGTTTGGAGTTTGCTTTTGCAAATGGTGGAGATAGAATTCCTACCACCACACCAGAGATGGCTTACTGTTTTGAACACAACATTCCTATGTTGTTTAATATGGGTGGGACCAAGACTGAATCATCTTCAAAAATTATTCGTAACTTACTTGACCAAGCTACAAAATAATATATACTCTTAATTGAAACAACGTCGTCAAAAGGATCTCTAGAGGTGGGACCGTAAACCTCTAGAGATTTAACTCCTTAGATGTGATTTAGGTCCTAGTTGTTTTCGATGCCTAAGACCCAGCTTCTTATATCTCCTCTTTGTTTTCTTTACTGGACTGTACTCTACTCTTTGAAATCTTTTTACCATAATATTTAACTGGACTTCTATAACCTAATAACCTATGCATGTTGTTTGGGAATCGTTCTCCACTACAAT